TAGAACACGATACTATGGATTTACAACAAGCTACTGATAAGATTACAAAAGAAATAAGTTCTAAAAAAGATTAAACAAAATGCCATATAGAGTAAAAACAAAAAGAACAAGATTAACAAGTTTTGGAAATTCTGAAGTAGAAAAAATTAAATCTGATATTCATAATATTATGGATGAAAGAGAATTTAATTTTTTTGAACTTGAACCAGTTAATGTTGAATTAGTTTATTTAGATAAAGATAATCCTGAAACTTATGGAGCTATTGAAGGTTCGTGGGTAAAAAATTCAAAAGGTGTTCACGATAAAAAACCAACTGGTATTGTTTTACCATTAGACCCACATATAAAAAGATTTCCTGTTGTTGGAGAAATTGTAATTTGTGTAGAATATTATGGAAAACCATATTATACAAGTATTTTAAATTTTAAAAATAATTCAAATAATAATATTCAATTTTCAAAATCAACTGAACAAAATATTAATTTTCAAACAATTGATGAAGATTTAAATTATCAGAGAGGTGTTGTAGTCAATCCAGGTGATATTTTAATCAATGGTAGATTTAATAGTTCTATTAAAGTTGGAGAAAATAAGTTAAATCCTTCCATACAATTAGTAGCAGGACACAATAGTCCAAATGCTGAATTAGTTCAAGATAATAGAATTCCACCAAAAGATGAACTAAAACCAGGAGAAATGGTAGAATATGACATAAATAAAGATGCCGCTTCTATTTATATAGAAGATGGTGGTGTAGTTGATGTTCATAATCCAAACAAAGAATTTGAAACTTATCCTGTAAAGGGTAAAAAAATTATATTAGATGCAGATGTTATTGTAATAAATGCAAGACAACATTTAAGATTACAAGCTGGTAATTTGTTAGAACTACTTAGTCAAGATACAGAGATTAAACACAATAAAAATCCAAAAACTGGAGATAAAGGTTCAATATTTACTGGTGAAACTAAAGATGCTATTGACAATTTTAGAACTAAATTTATAAGAGAAATCCAAAGAGAAATAGATTTGTGTATAAGTGATTTAAGATTTAGAACGGGGTTAACACAAGAAAATTTTGACCAAGTAAAAAAATTACACGAAAAACTTGACAAGTTTTTTGATGAACCCATTGCTAACTTTGTAGAAGCATTACCAACGGTAAAATTTAATGAATATAATGATTTAGTAACAAGATTTAATAACATTGTAGCGGAATTACCAACTATTCCACCAAACGACCCAGTTCGTTTAGCAAGAGTTGGAGCAGAATTAATTGAGGTATTAAATGACTTTTCAACACTAAGTTTTTTAAGACCAGACATAATAACAGATTAGGAGTAAAAATGAAACAAGGTAAATTAGTATCGTTAATAAAAGAAGTTGTCAAACAAGAGGTTAAAAAACAAGTAACCAATATACTTATTAACGAAACAAATATTCCCAAAACAAAACCAGTAGTTAAGAAGAAAAGGGTTGAGGAAAAGAAATATACAGATAATCCAACACTTAACAAAATTCTAAATGAAACTGCACAACAACAAGAAGAATATCCAACATTAGGCGGGGGAACTTTCGATTCAAGTCGTATGACCGAAATGTTAGGATATGGTAGTTTAGGGAATGACGAAGTTAAACGAGAAGTAGCGGCCGCAAGCACTTTAAAGAGTGGCGGAATAAATCCAGAAGCAGCTCCAGAGCATTTAAAAGATGCATTAACACGAGACTATTCAGGTTTAATGAAAGCTATTGATAAGAAAAAAGGTAAGTAATGTCGAGTGCAAGAGAAAATGATTTAAATCCAGATGTTCGTATTGGTTTAAAATTACCTTTTAATAGAGGTAGTTCAGGACTATTTCCACAAACGGAAACAACATTAGAACAAGCAGGTTCTAACATAAAAAACCTTCTACTAACAGCAAAAGGTGAAAGAGTAATGCAACCTGATTTTGGTTCTAATTTAAGAGAATTACTATTTGAACATTATACAGAAGATTTGTCAGGAAGAATTGAAACGACAATAAAAGAAGCTATGTCCACTTGGTTACCTTATATAACAATATCAAGTGTGAATATTATACAAGATGAAACAAATCCAAATCAAACAAAAGTTGATTTAGACTTTTCTTTGAACTATGACCCAAACAGATTTGATTCTATAACTTTAAATTTTGATACTACATCAGAATCAACAACCGGAACAAGTTCTGGATATTAGGAGTAAATAAATGCCAAGTGTAAACAAAGAAGTAAGATATTTAAATAAAGATTTCTCACAGATTAGAAATAATCTGATGGAATTTGCAAAACAATATTATCCTAACACACATAAAGATTTTAATGAATCATCACCAGGTATGATGTTTATTGAAATGGCAGCTTATGTAGGTGATGTTATGTCTTACTATGTTGATTCACAATTTAAAGAATCTTTATTAGGATATTCTGAAGAATTAAGAACACTTTACGCAATGGCTCAAACTTTTGGATATAAACCAAGATTAACAGCTCCTTCATCAGTTACATTAGATGTTTTCCAATTAGTTCCAGCAAAAGCAGTAGTTGCAACAGCATGGCAACCAGATTATGATTATGCATTAAATATTCCAGCAGGAGCAAGAATTCAGTCTTCTAATGGAACAACTTTTAGAACTATACAAGATTGTAATTTTAAATATAATACTATAAGGTCACCAAGAACAACATCAATTTTTGAAAGAGATGCTAATGATTCACCAACATTTTATTTATTGAAAAAACAAGTTAAAGCACAAAGTGGAGATATAACAAATGAAGACCATACATTTGGTGGAGCAAAAAAATATTCAAAAATTAAATTAGCAAATGAAGATATTGTTGAAATTATAAGTGTAACAGATTCAGACAACAATAAGTGGTATGAAGTAGATTCATTAGCTCAAGATACTGTATTTGATGAAGTTGAAAATACTTCTGATAATGACCCATCACTTTCTCAACATGCATCTGATGTTCCTTATTTATTAAAATTAAAAAGAGTATCAAGAAGATTTACAACTTATAGAAGACCAGATGGAAAAACAGAATTAAGATTTGGAGCAGGAGTTAGTGATAGTCCAGATGAAGAAATAATTCCAAACCCTGATTCAGTTGGTTCTAATCTACCAGATAGTCCTTCAAAGATGTTAGAAACATTTGACCCAATTAATTTCTTAAAAACAGGAACATATGGACAAGCTCCATCTAATACCACATTAACAATACAATATTCTTACGGTGGTGGAATGAATGATAATGTTCCAGCAGAAGATATTACACAAATTCAAGGAATTAATTATGTTATTAATACTACAAATTTATCAGCTACAACATTAGATACTGTAAAACAATCAGTAGCATTTTCTAATCCAGAAGCTTCAACTGGTGGACTTGGAGCCGAAACACCAGAAGAATTAAGAGAAAACATAAAAGCTTATTTTCAAGCTCAAGGTAGAGCGGTTACAAAAGAAGATTATATCGTTAGAACATATGCATTACCAGACAAATATGGTAATATCGCAAAAGCATATATTGTTCAAGATGACCAGTTAAGTGGAAATTTAGCAAATGATTATGTAATTACAGAGAATGATGTCGGTAGAAAGATATCACAAGTAGCAAAGAGAATACCAAATCCATTAGGATTAAATTTATATATTCTTGGATACAATTCTAACAAACAACTTTCGGTTGTAAATGAAGCAGTAAAAGAAAATTTAAAAAATTATTTAACAAGATATAGACCATTAACTGATGCTATTAATATAAAAAATGCATACATTATTAATATTGGTGTAAATTATAAAATTTTAACAAAACCAAATTATAGTCATCAAGAAGTTTTATTAAAAACATCTGATATAGTTTCATCATATTTTAATATTGACAGATGGCAAATAAATCAACCAATTATATTGAGTGATTTAGCATATGAAATGGCACAAGTTGATGGTGTTTCATCAGTAACAAATATTACTATAAAGAATGAAGATACATACAAAGTATCTGAAGGATATAGTGGTAATGCTTTCGATATATTAGGAGCTACAGAAAACAATATAGTTTATCCTTCACTTGACCCAAGTATTTTTGAGATAAAATATCCATTAAAAGATATTGTGGGTTCAGTAGAAGGAAGTGAACAAGGAGGATTATACTAATGCATTTCTTTACTTTCGCAGAAAAAGACGCTACACTTTATGAAGGTAGCACAACACAAAGTAGAAATACTGGTTTAGATGAGATATTAGAAGTTCGTAAAGATATGAATACTGATGGTTCAGTAGTTAATGCATCAAGAGTATTAATTAAATTTAATATAACAAATATATCAGAGTCTATTGTAGCAGGAACTATTCCTGAAAACGCAAAATTTTATTTAAATTTATATGATGCAAATTCAACAGAATTAGCAACAAGTCAATCATTGTTCGCAC